TATTGGGCGTGGAGGCTCCTCGGTGGTGGTTCCGAACACATCGAAGAAATCCTCTCGCATGAAGACAATGACGCTCTCTTGGCTTTCTACGACGCCAATAAGGATAAGGATCCGAGGAATCACCGGATCTTAATCTTGTCGGAAGCCCAGGACATCGCCAACAAAGATCTCAAAGATGTTAAGTGGAAGATCGAACATGACCAACAGTTCCAATGGTTGTTTCCCGAGATTATCCCAGAGAGCATTACGAAAACTGTTTGGAATGCTGGTGAAATACTTCTGCCGCGTAGCCAATCGTTTGATGAGTCCACAGTCACTGCTCTCGGTCTTGAGAGCGCAGGAACCGGATTCCACTACACCATCATCATCTATGATGATCTTTCAGGGGAGAAAGCTGCCAAATCTGAACCCTTAATGCAGGCTGGGAAGGATAGGATAACGGCTGCACCCGGTCTTCTGGTCGACCCTCGTAAATCTGAAGAGCTCTTCATCGCCACACGCTGGAAACATGGTACAGCTGACGTCCCCGGTTGGATGATGAAGGAGATGCCGTATGGCACTACAGAGAGCGGACGTCCGATAGGGTTTAAATGGCATGTGCGTGCTGCCATCGAGGAGAATGAAGAAACCGGGGAGCGACGTGCCACCTTCCCAGAGAAGTACCCGCTAGAAGTTCTTGCTGATTTACTGCAGCGTGAAAAAGAATACCTCTTCAACTGCAACTATATGAACCGTCCGAGTTCACCAGAAGGTTCGGACTTCAACCCGAAATTGTATAAAGAGTTTGAAGTGCAGGAGAGCTCACCTGGGGTGTTGGATTTGTTGGTGCCGGGGGATGGCACGCCTTCAGTGCGCTTGCGCCATCTTTATCGACTCGGGTTCTACGACCCCTCCTCCGGAGGCAAAACCGCCAAGTGTGAAGGGGCGATCGCACTGGTTGGGATGGCTTCCGATAGGCGCGTGTTTGTCCTCCGCGTCTGGGGCAAAAACTCCGGATACGACGAAGCTCTGGAGGCCTTTTTCACCTACAACGATCAGTATGTTTTGCACCGGAGGATGTATGAGGCAGTCGGGGCTCAGAAGGAAGTTGAGAATCTGGTCTCGATGAAGAGACAGTTGCAGAGTCTCAACGGTTCCTGCCCTAAATGTAACAAGAAACACCGCAACTTCCAAATTGAAGGGTTCAACCCCGGTACCCAAAATAAAGAAGAAAGAGTGCGTGCCTTCCTCGGCCAAACCTACGAACAAGGGCGGTTTTACGTTCGTAAGGGTGAGTTTGAGTTTAAACGGCAGTTAGAGGATTTCCCTCACGGAGATCTCATCGATCGGTTGGACGCAACCGCGTCCGCAGTAAAACACTTGAGAGCTCCTCTTTCTGCGGACGAGATTGAGTCGCTGCAGACTGAGATGGAGGAAGTACATATTCCTCGGGAATCAAGAACCTTTACAACTCAGAGCTATGGAGGCTACGTATGAGTGAAGAGAAATTCCGCACTCCTTCAGAAGTCCTTATAGACGCTCTTGAAGAAGTTGAACAAGCTGAGCTTGTAGTTATAATCACCCAAAAGAGTGCCTCTGTTAAATGGAACTCAGCTATGTCTACCCGTGAGCCAGATATAACTGACGTTCAACTTTTACTCCAACGTGTTCAGACTATGCTAACCCTTGATTCTTTAGGTATTCTAAGGAGTAATAGTTAATATGCACTTTTGCCTCCCTGAAGTTAAGAAGAGTCGGGTATATAAATCCAAGCTCTGTTTCTTCTACCCGGTTGCAAACAACTTGGGTCCCAGACGCTCGACTCTTCTTAACTTTGTGGAATCCTTAACTGTCTGGGCTCATAACGCAACCGGGACTCTAGCCACCACCCACCCACCCACCCTCACCATACACCCACCACCATCCACACTGATGGGCTCGAGGTGTTATGCCTAGAACCCTCGTCCCACTTCAAATCCCGAAGGAATCCCAGCCGAACATTTACGGGAAGTTGTCAGCCTTCCTGAATGAAAAGCTGTCAAAAACCATTGAAGCACGTTCGGTCCAAATCGAACAGAAGATGACTCAGTGGGAGAGCAACTATCAAGGGATTCCGAAAACACAAGGGACACGCACTACGCCATTCGTTGGTGCCGCCAACTTCGTCCCTGGGTTGATCCGTATGCATGTAGACATCATGCATGCACGCATCCAAGGACTCCTCTGGGGGGTTAAACCATTCTGGAAACCAACGTGGTACAGCAGTAAGATCAAACATGAGTGGTTGGATCAGCTGTCCGAGTGGATGGATTACAAGTGGTATAACGAGATCGAAGCATTCGACCCGGTTGACGCAGCTCTCCACGATGTCTCGAAACTCGGTGTCTGTATCCTCAAACCTTCTTGGGTAGAACGCCAGAAGTTCTTTTCCACCCAGCCTGGGAAGATGGAGAATAAGACATTCAAAAAGATGGAGCTTCACCCCATCGGGTTCGGTGACTTTCTCCCTTACCCCATCACTGCACGCACCCTAAAACAATGCACCATCAAATTCCACAAACTCCGTTTCACACGCGAGGAAGTGGAGTTTAAAAAGAATACCAAGGAGTGGAGTGAGGAAGGTGTTCAAGGAGTTTTAAGATCTGCGATAACTTCCGAAGGTTCGGCAGCAGAAAAATCCTCGAACTTCTCCGGCATCTTCCTCTCCCCCGATGTTACGCGCCCTTACCAAGTCGTCGAAGCCTGGTTGGAGTACGAACTAACGCCCGGGCAAATGCATTCAATCGTGGTGGTATTTAACCCTCAGATGAATTCATATCAATCAATCATCAGGGCTTACTACCACCCGATTGGGTTGGATCAGGATGCGTTTATTGATTTTAGGCTCTTTGTTAAGAACAACTCGTTTTATCCTGACTCTATTCCTCAACTCTTGGAAGACTCTCAGGAAGAAAAAGCTCAAATTCATAATACTCGTCGGGACGCCTCCACAATCGGCAACGTACCTACTTTCATCAAGAAACGTTTTGCTGACGTAGGTAACCCCAAAGATGAATGGTACCCTGGTAAGGTTTTTGAAGTCGATAATATGGACGATCTTAAGATCGATCGGGGTACCGCTAACTACAACAGTATGATGGAAGAGGAACGTTATGTTGATCAAGATGCTGAAAAGCTTGTGGGCAACCCCCCTCCTTCTCAAGGTTTTGCTAGTGGTAGCATGGGTAAACGTGGGGTATATAATACTCAAGGTACCTTGGCGCTCATGGCAGCAGGTAATGATCGCTTGGATAATATACTTCGTCGTGCTCGTCTCCCTTTCCATCGTATTGGCCGTGCTATCTATGAAGGATATCGAGACTTCGGAGACGAAGGGCAAGCTCAAAGTTCTGAGCCAGATCTCCAAGCTGCGTTCTCGCTTCAACCTCCTCAGGGGTACGAAGGCACCTTCTTCGGTCTCGGATGCTCCGACGCAGGAGCCAACCGTGAAACGCAACGAACCGCCCTCCTCCTCATGGGTAATACGATGGCTGGATACTACGGCCAAGTTATGCAGTTACTGCCTCAAGTGGTTCAAGCTCAAGGACCTGTCCAAGAACTTATGCTCGAAGTGCTTGATGGAGCAAAAGATCTCGCCACAAGACTACTCACGGCTTTTGACATCCCAGATAGAACCAAACTGGTCCCCGATCTGCGAAACGTGTTGGCTGGAAAGGGCACTAACGACGGACCTCCCGCGCCTAACCGTGCAGGAGTGCCTGGACCTGAAGCGGCTGTTCAGCAGTCCGATTTACAGGATTTATCCTCGTCAGTTGCTGCGATTGCGGGTGCAACTCGTACGGGAGCTAGCTCGGGTGGGGGCGTCAACGGACGACCTCCGGTTTAACCAAGGAAGGTTGTCGGTACTTAAAGCGTTAGAAAACATGCCAAACGAAATCGAACGTGAACTCGAGAAATTCGAGGAAGAGGATAAAAAAGAGAGGAAGGTAGAAAATGGCAAGTCCAGTATTCGGCGCTGGTGATAGGGTAACTGAGGGAGGATTTCCTGCAGACCTTCAATCCCAGCTTGAGGGGAAAGATGTAAAAGATCACGCGAGGATTATCTCGGCGTATTATGCAAATCGAGAAAATGCTCTGATGACCGAGGCTCGTAAAAGAATCAACCAGGCTAAGGAAGGTGGGACTCCGAATACCGAATCGGTTACTAGGCAAAACCTAACTTCTCCCACTCTCACCAAAGAACAGGTGTGGAACGACCCTGTCAGAGTGTTGAATGATTTAAAGTCTGGGATGATGTCAAAGGAAGAGTTTGCAGCTTCTACAAGTTCTGCACAGAAGACCATCATCCGAATGGCAGAACAACTCTCCTCAAACGGTAAAGAGTACTTCCAAAAGTACCGCCCTGAAATCCTCGCTATAATGAACAACCTCCCTGCCGATCAACAGGCTGATCCGGATTATTGGGACACGGCGTATAACGCGGTTATCGGTCGTCACGTTTCCGAAATCCGTTCTGAAGCGGTGACAAGAGCAACAACGATTTCGGAACCTGGTCAGCCTGCGGCAGAGGAGAACACTCCTCCCGAAGATCTCTCCACTCTTCGTGCAGGCGACAAAACAGCGAACGATGTGGTAGTGGGTTTGGGTATCACCGCTGACAAATACCGCAAAGCCAAAAAAGAGATGTACACCGGTACCCTCGGTATGACTCTCACAAACGTGGGGAGATAATTTATGTCTACAACACCAGCAGTTATAGAAAAACCAGCACTAACCCCGGAGCAAGAAAAAGCGGCGCGTAAAGCGCGGTATGAAGCTTATCGTAAAAAGCAAGGTCAGCCAAAACTGGCTGTGCAGGCTGTCTCTCTCAAAGGTAAACACTTCTTCTGGGCGCCAAACCCTGGTACGTGGAAAGGTGACGACTCCGAAATGGTGCGTCTGGACACGTTGGGGTACGCCCTGGTCAAGGAACCAAAAGCGAAAGAAATCCTCGCTGGTCAGGATATAAAAGACCGACTTGTAATTGCGGGCGGTCTACGTCAAGACGGCACCTACGTCATCGGCGATGTCATCCTCACCTTCTGTGACCAAGAAGTATACGACTTCCATCTGCTCGATGTTGAGGAGAGGTCCGATCAGCTCATATCCGGAGCTCAAGAGGACTTTAAAACCGAAGCCGCTCGTGCAGGCATACCGACCTTCGAAACAACCGGTCGGAGAAAGAGTTAACAAGGAGAGAATATGGCAGCTTCATCGGGTGTAGCTACCCCAATTCTCCACAAACGCACAAGGTTGGATACGTCCGCTATCGCCAACATGAAGCGTATGCTGGAGAAATCAGGCCAGACGTTCAACAACGGAGTTCCGGTTCAGGTGGAGGCCGCATCGGGGTTTATCATCGAGTGTGCCGCGATCGTTAGCGTGGCAACCGCTATCATCGCTGGTATTGCGACCGAGCCTGCGAATAACTTAACCACAAGCGGTACAGCCAAAACCTTGAACACAGGGTTTAAGGTAAACAATCAGGCATCAGCGGTTGTGATACCTTTGGGTGCACCACCAAACGATGGAACCATCGGTATGGTTTTGGCGACCGAGTCGATGGAGTTCCAGGGGACCTACGGTGACTCAGCAACAGCAGCAAACGCCGTTCTGGCACAAGTCCAAGTCGGCGCCATCCGCGGCCTGACCAAAGACGCCGGTAACGGTTTCTGGTACGTTGACAATAACATCACGACCCTCGCAGGCGGTGCGTGTGTCGAAATCATCGAGCTCGTAGACGCGGTTGGTACTTTGAATGGTAAGGTAATCTTCAAAGTTATCAAAGCCGCACAACAGTTGAGTACATAAGGAGACAGTATGCCAGCAACACGTGGTGGATTTTCGCAGTTATTGGCTCCCGGGTTGTATTCAGTTATCTACGAAGATCTCGAGATGCACCCGGAAGAATACACACAGTTTTTTAACGTATACAGCAGTTCGAAGGCTTACGAAGAGGATCAACTCTACGCAGGCCTGGCTGCTGTGCCGAGCAAACCCGAGGGCGAGCCTATTAAATTCGACGAGCCCATGCAGGGTGGTTCGGTGAGGTACCAACATGTGGGGTTTGGTTTGGGATTCCAAGTCACCCGTGAGATGTGGGATGATGATCAATACGGGTTGATGAAAAAGGTGTCGGGAGACTTCGGTGGATCGATTCGGCAGACTGTTGAATCAGGAGCCGCGGCAGTCCTCAATAACTCCTTCACGTCGGTTAAAACCATCGACGGTGGAACCTTTATCGGTTCCCACAATCTGATGGGAGGTGGGGCTTACTCCAATGCGTCAGCAACCAATGTGGCGTTTGGAGTAACAGGGTTACAAGAACTCATCCTCATCTTTGAGAAGATGGTAAACGAACGTGGATTGATCAAACGGATGGTGCCGGAGTCAATCCTCATCCCGGTTGATCTCCAGTTTAAAGCCCAGGAGGTTCTCCACTCCTCCTACAAACCATACACTGGTACGAACGAGGTGAACTCAGTCCAGGGGCGTGTAGCTCCGATGACTGACCACTACCTCACGTCAACCACAGCCTGGTGGATGTTGGCTCGGAAGTCCGGTCACACCCTCAAGGCCTTCTGGAGGACTCAACCGGAGTTCGACAGTCAGGACGACTTCGCTACAAAGAGCGCCGCGTTCTCTGTATGGTTTAGAGAGGTGTTTGGCGTAACATATTGGCACGGCGTGGCCGGAAGCCCCGGACAATAGGAGGGAACTATGGCGATAATCCAAAAAGTTGCAGACACCATCTTCGACGTTCCTTCCACAACCGGTTCACTACAGGGCGGGAGGCTTATGTCTTCCGCCCCGCACAACGACGGGTTAGCGATGTACGCAACAGGTAATATCGACCTTGCTAACTCAGGCGCTGGAGCGGTAACCAAAGTTCGCGTAGCCAAAGGTGATTGGGCAATCGCGGTAGCTGCAGGAGCAGGCACTGTTGATGCTCGTATTACCCTCGATGAACTCCTCCGAACTGGAGAGACGTATATTAATGACCTCTTCGGTCAAGATAATAAAGTGGCTGCACCTGATAAAGGGATTGCAGTACTTGACATCTTCGCCATCTACTCAATTTCGGTCGCTGATGCAACCTCCGCTACTTTGAGATTAGGTAAAACCGTCTACTCTAAAACAGCTGGAGGGGCTGTATTTACTCAAACTGATCTACTCGCTGCAGCGAACGTTCAGAAAACCCAAACACCGGCTGCAAACCAGTATGTATACTCAGTACTCCCAGTTCAAACACAAAGTTCAGGTACCCCTCTCATCTTCCATAAAGATGATTTGGGGTTAATTGAAATTGAGCTTGAATTGGTAATTCCGGGTACTACAACCCTTCGTATCGCAGCTTTGGGTTGTCACTGTGCTCACAACCGCACCTAAGGGGGTTTATGGCAAATCAACTCGCACAATCTCCGGCAAGTATCGACACACCCGGAGCAACCATCTTCTACCCCAAAGGTTGCAAGCTAAAACACATGGAGTGGACCAACTACCTAGCTGGCGCCACCCTTATCGTCAACAACGGGTTGGGGAATCTAATCTGGTCCCCAACCGCCGCTAACGATTTATCTGAAGTTCGAACAGCCGCCATCGGGTGGATTGACACAGGTTTTGCCGTCCCAACGTTAAGTTCAGGAAAGTTACTGGTGTACTTCGAATGAAGAAACTTTGGGTAGTTCTTCTCTTAGTAGGTGTGGCCTTAGGCCAGACCAAAACAACCGTTACAGGGGTAGTACAGGATGCTTCGGGGAACCTCGCTACCTCTGGAACGGTGGTGTTTACGTTGTCTCCGCAGAATAACGGGGTGGTGTATTTTGTTACGGGAACGGGTATAATCGCCCCCCAAACAGGGACGTGCGGGATTGACGGGACGGGGAATATAAAGAACCTCGCTTTGTCTGGAGCATGTCAAGTCTGGGGAACAGACGTTATACAGCCAGCTAACCTAACTTACCAAGTGTCGTTATTCCCC